TGCTATGCCTCAACTGTTCACGTGTTTAGGAATCCCCTGTTCACGTGTTTAAGAATCGTCCCGTCGGTCACCTGTTCACGTAATTAAGAAAATCGTTCACGTACATGAGAATCGCTGTTCACGTGTTTTGAGAATTCTCACGCTGAAAAGGACGCGCTTTTGATAGGCAGGGCTGAGCTTGTCATAGACGTACTCGACGTACTTGACCGAGAGGTTCGCGCCTTCATCGCGTTGCCGTTCTTTGATGAGTTCCTTGAAGTCGTCGTAGGTCATGCTGTTCTCCTGGTAAGTCGTCCCGCGTGTCGCTCTTTGCGGGTGCCCGCGAGACGGCGATAAAAAAAGCCCCCGGCGGTGCCGAGGGCTAGAAAAAGCAAAGCCCCGAAGGTTTTCACCGACGGGGCTACAAGTGACTCTTGCTAAGAGCGGAAATTAAGGGGATGGTGAGGTGAACAGAATTTTTGTTGCTATGGTTGCTCCGATGGAGATACCCAAGACAACCACTGCGGCCGCGCCTAGTACATAAGAACGCCACTCTTTCAGTTTGGAAACATCTGCCTTTAACTTTTCAAAATCGCTAGGGCTGACTTTCTTTTCTTCCTGCAACTTCTGTATGGCATCCTTGACTTCCTTGAGTTCGCGGTCGTGACCATCAAGGCGACCTTCGGCACGTCCCATGTCTCGAAGAACGTTACCGTCGCTGAAGTAAGCGACATTGGTCGGGGTCGGGGAACTGTTTTCCATATCAGTCCCCCATACGAGACTTCAACCACTCCCAAAGCGCGGTGGGCGCGTAGCCCCCGTAGATGTTCACCTCAGTGATGACGGCAGGGCACGGACGATTTTCCTGGTTTCGCTCCCCGGTAAGGTCGAGGTGTGAGGAAAGTTCCGCCGTAGTGCCGTCGAATTTCACAAAGCAAGCCTGCTTCCCAGGAAGGATGTACCTGTCCTTTTCGTCGAAGGACGCGATTACGACTCGTTCGAGGCGTTCTGCATCTTCGGTCGGTGTGAGTTGAAACACGGCCATCGTTTAGATCCTTTAGCGGGTGGCCCCGCGTTCGAAAGAAAGTATCCAAAAATTATAGGGCATGCTAATTTAGGTGATAACCCTTATGTCGAAAACCCATTCAAGCGCCCTCGAGTCGTGAACTTCCAATTCGTGATTAAAAAACGGGAAGGCGCTTGAATCGGCTTTCAATCAGGTCACGGCTGCGCTGCTCTGCGCTCTTGCCGCTCGGGGCTGACATGCCCTCTGCCACTGTGGCTGATCCTGATCTAGCTCGTGGGGCGAGCATTCGTCGCTGACAGGTGGTCCCCAACCCAACCGCACTGGAAGATACCCTCCAGCCGTCCTGTGCACTTTTCATACACGACCTTTGCGACTACCGTTCCGTCGCGTGATGCGCTCCCGACAGACCCTTCTGTCCAGGATCGCACCCGTTTGGCGGGCGGTCCCCGACACAGCTAAGTGCCGAGATTCGGACATCGCTACAGTCCCTTTCTCCCGTGCCGTGCCGCCGCCGAGGCTCCTTGCTCGGGAGGGCGGGGTTTCGTCCGCGGGAGGGGGCGCTGTAGCGCGCCGAGATTCGATGCCCTTCCCATCTACGACCGTAAACCAAACTGGTTGGTTTTGGTGTACGAGTATTAAACCATAACGGGTTATTGATGTCAACCATTTCCTAACCCATTTTGGTTTGGTTAGGGTTTGTACCTAATTTCGGGCGCAAAAAAAAAGCCCGGTTGGTGAACCGGGCTTCTTCGAAGGTTTGTTAGTGATGCCTAGAGCGCAGAACCGTTGTAGACGTATACGACTCTGCCGATGATTGTGGTTTGCTCAAGCGTTGGCTTGTCAATAATTTGAGGGTGATAGCGTTGGTTGTCTGAGAGCATCAAGATTGAGCCGTCAAGATTCCTCTGTAGCCTCTTTATAAAGAGTTGTCCGTCTGCCATAAGGCAATAAATGCCGTCCGTCATGATGCGCGTTTGCGACGTATCCACGACACAGAACGCGCGGTCGCAAATTGTCGGTTCCATTGAATCCCCGTGGGCGTTGACGACGTGCAGCCCGTTTGGCGACACGACGCCCGGCAGTGTTCTCAAGAAGTCTGGAGCCATGTCTATACCCCCAACAATAGAGACTAGACCTGTTTCGGCTCCGTATCCACACGAGGCTTCTACGTCCAGTAGTGGGATTGAATACCAACCGTCATCTGGCTTTGCGTTGCCAATCTCTGAGACGCGGACAAATTCATTGTCTGTCTGGTGATCGAGTACCCCTGGCTCTAGTCCTAGCTTGATCTCGAGTTCTCGTGCGATTTTTGCGCCGAAACTTTTTGAGCCGGATAGCATGCCGCCGATTTGCTGAGGGGTTTTGCCGACGGCTTCTGCAAAAGCTACTTGGGACGGGTAGCTTGAAACGATTTTCTTTAAGTTGCTTCGGCGGGTACAGGTGATGTCCAGCATAAGGAGTTCCTCCCCGGTGTTGTCGTAACTCCAATTATCAACCAATCAAAGTTATAGGGCAATTTAAAACAAGGGTAATTAATGATGCGCGATATAACCTGTGATGGGTTATGAAATGGTGTACACTACGGGTTGTAAATAACCCAAACTGAGGGATGCTCACATGTTACCCCGTGCAAACGCATACCTACGCTCGCTCCGAAAGATCGAGCGCTCCGCACTCGCAGATAGGTGCGGGATCAAGCTCACGTCACTAAACAACGTGATCTACGGAAAGCGGTTATCTGTCGCCCTTGCTTGCCGGATTGAACGTGAAACCGGCGGTGCGGTGACACGACGTGAACTGCTTCCAGAAGTTGATTGGGACCTGCTCTCTGGAACTTCTTTAGATCGAGCGCTGGCGGAAAGCCGCTGAGGTCAATATGAGTTACGAGGCTATGCACAGAGTTAGAGCGTCTGGCCTGACTGATCGGACACTGGTCGACGTGCTTGAAGCCCTCGCGTTTTTCCAAAATCCGGAAACGGGGGCTTGTTACCCGTCGACCGAGAAAATTGCGCGAATTTCTCGCGTGAACGATCGTCTTGTTCGCACGACGTTAAAAGTTTTGCACGATCTTGGCTACGTGTCGTCAACTCAGGCGCCTGGTCAAATGCGTTACTTCACCTTGCATTTGAACAGGCTGCCAACGGCAGACCCCCTGAATGAAAGCGAACCCCTGCAAGATTCGACTCCCCCTGACAAAAGTACCCCCCTGAAGGAAAGTACACCCCTGAAGGAAAGTGCATGTGAGGGGTGTAGGAAAGTGCAGGGGACCCCTGTAGAAAAATGCAGTTCACCCCTGTATGAAACTACACCCGAACAAGTAAATGAACAAGTAATTAAACAAGTAAAGGGAACAAGGAATAGCTTGCCCGCGCAAGCGCCGTGGGAAACCGATCATCTTAGCACCGACGTTAAGAAGATCGAAAAGCCAAAAAGGCAAGCAACGGACAGGGGGGCTCGACTCTCAATCACGGAACTCCCTGATGACTGGAAGGCTTTCGCTGAACAGGAAGAACCTGACCTTGATCCCAAGCGTCTCTTTGAAAACTTCAAGGACTACTGGAATGGACTCTCTGGAGCTAAAGCAATCAAAAAGGACTGGAAGGGCACTTGGAGAAACTTCGTCAGAAGCTTCCACAACGCTGAAGACTGGAAGCGTCGACCGATGCTCAAACGTGCACCCACTCACTCACCTTCTCGACCCGGTCAGTTCGTTGAGAAAAAACAATCCGAGCGTGACTACTTTGACTGGTAAACAAAAAATTGACTACTGACATCACTACCAAACTCAAAACGGCCTGCGTCATTCCTGCATCAAAGGAGGTGACGTTTGAATGCCAGATTCACGGCGTTCAGACGTACACCACCTTTCAGCGTCCTGACGGCTCTTGGGCTGAGCCGTACTGTCCAGAATGCCGAAGGATCGAGAAGGAACGCGCCGAGCTGCTTGCAGAGATGCAGGCGGACGCGAAAGAGCGCGCTGTCGGCCTCGCTCGTGCTCTGCATTGCGAACGTCCTCTTGACTTCGACGTGCCTTGTTTCTCCAACTATCAACCGGAGACGCAGGAAGAAGAGCGCAACCTGTCCATCTGCCGCCGCTTTGCCGAGCGGTTCACGGAACGTGAGCTTGAGCGAGAGAGGGCGCATAACGCGCAGGCGCAAGACTGGCGTTCCAAGAACGCTATGGGCTTGCTCCTCTTCGGCAACTATGGCACGGGCAAGACGCACCTCGCCTACTCGATCCTGAAAGAGCTCGATCGTCAGGGGCTGCCTGGGTACTACATCACAATCCCCGACCTCTTCGACCGCATCTCAGACCGCGTCAATCGCATTGACGTGGCTGACGTGCTCGGAAAGCTTTGCATGGTGTCCTGTCTCGTACTGGATGAGATTGGTGTTCAGTCTGGTGATGCCGACGAGAAGAAGCGTCTCTACCAGATCATTGATGGCCGTATCAAGAACGGTCGCCCGACCATTCTCGTCACGAACCTCGATCGCTCTGAGTTAGTAAACCTTTTGACCGAGCGCGTGGTTTCTCGCGTCATCCAGTCGTCTTACAAGCTTTTCTTTACTGGACGGTGCAGGCGTGAACCCACGCGCCGCTCTGCCGAGGAGGTTTTCTGATGGATCAGACAGTTTTGACGATTGAATATATGAACGAAAGAAACAAAGCCTTGACTAAGGCCGGTGAGGGTATTGTCGCCGCTCGCAAGAGCCTCGATCAACTCGAGGAAGCCCTGAGAGGAACCGTCTCGGGCAAGTTCCCCGACATCGGGCAAGTGGCAGACACGACGCACAGGCTTCGTGAAGAGATCGACCAGATCCTGATCGGCCTGGTTGAGTCGAGCATGGTCAAGTCAGAAAGGAGGCTCTGATGAGCGAATTCTTCAGCTGGCTATTCACAACCGATCACCTACAGGATTTCTCAATCCTAACGCTCTGCTTCTGCATCGTCATGTCCGGCAGAGCAATAGATCGACACAACCGTCAGATTTCCAAGCTGCAGAGAGAAGTGAGGGAGCTCACTCGCCGATGTAATGAGTTCGCTCATAGTCACAACTCGCCCGAAGAGCGGGGCGCAAGTAGGAGAACGGAATGACAACCTCGAGCGTACCGCTCTCTGCAATTGTCGGCTTCACCAAGAACCTCAGGGTCTTCGATTCGTTGGGGCGAAGCGAGATGGCGAGTTGCTTCTTGCCTGCCGAGAGGTCGGCTGTCGGCACGAACTCGCCGCCCTTCTTCACAAACGTGGGAAAGATCGCATCTTTGACTTCTATCGATCTGAGCACGACCGGCATCGTCGCCGCTTGGATCGTGACGGTCATGGCGAAAAAGCCGTCCCTCTGCAGCTGTTCACCACGTGAACCGCGACGGGTGCTGTTCGGAACGTCATCGATGCAAACGTCGATGGTAGGGCGTGAGGCTAGGAAGTTTGGATACATGAAAACGGCTGTGGCCGCCGTAGCGACCGCGGCAATGACAGAAAACGGATCAAACACGATTTCCTCCGTGGGTTGGTTGATGAATGTGTTGGGGAACACGCCTCAATCATCTCACGGGGGAGCCAGAGAGGTAACGAGAAAGGTGGCTCGACAAAAGGAGGAAATCATGAGGTGGAACATCAAAGGCTTCGACCAGTACGAAGTCGACGAGGCAGGTCAAGTCTGGGCCAAGCCGCAAAAGCGCCGCTTCGGCAACAGCTGTCGCCTGATCCCCGAAAAGCCACTCAAGCTCGAAAAGGCGGGCACGTGGCAAATGCGGAAGGCGGGGCTCCCGCAACGCCTGCGACCCGACGAAATTGAACAACTCAAAATCGCTAAAGGAGAAACCGATGCAAATCACTCGTAGCACCCGCATGTCCGAAATCAAAGACGAGGATTTCGAGCCGATCGAGAAGGACGGAAAGCTCAATGCACCGAAAGTCGGAGAGCGATGCCTGTTTCTGCTCAGGGCGTGGCACGGGCGTCCGGTCAATGGCTTCAGGGTCTTCGGATATCGGGAGGACGACGCGCTCATCTACGTACCTCTCTACAAGCAAAGCCTGTCGCTCCTGAACGTCAAGGGCTGGATCCTCGCTGGCGGTGAGCCGTTCTACAACGGACGATTCGGAGGCGCGAAATGACCAGTCTCTTCACGCCTGACGAACTACCGCGCATGGCTAAAACGCTCAAGACGCTCGAGACGACCATCGACGCGATCGTCTGCGCAGATGAAAGCCAGCATGTGAGAAATCACTCATGGGATCGCTTGGACAACCGCAAGCGCGTCAAGCAGGCTCTTCGCGCCGCAAAGCATCAGGCCGACTCCATGCTCCGACTGATGGAGCGCACCGACCTCGAGAGGCTCGCGCATGAATAAACGCGTACTCGCACTCGGCCGCATGAAGGCCGGCGCTATGAACAAGACGGAGGCGGCTTATGCAACCACGCTAGAAGCCGCCAGAAACGCGCATGAGATCGTCTGGTATGCCTTTGAAGGTGTCACCCTTAAGCTCGCCGACGGATGCCGCTACACCCCTGATTTCGCTGTTCTACGAGCTGACGGCATCATGGAGATGCACGAGGTCAAGGGCTATTGGACCGACGACGCCCGCGTGAAAGTCAAGGTTGCAGCTGAGAAGTTTCCGTTCGTTTTCAAAGCTGTCTACAAGCAAGCAAAGAAAGACGGCGGAGGTTGGAGGATTGAGGAGTTCTGATGATCACGAAAGAGCAAGAACAGCGACTTCGCAACTGGGCGCGAGCAAACCGCGAATGCCCAAGAGTCAAGAAGGGGGCGACGCTTGTCTTCTGTGAGTCGCTTCGCTACTGGTATGACCACGAGGCGGAAGAGGGAGATGACGAGCCGCCGACGCGACCGCCGCAGGCAGAGAGACGGGGCATCGACGTCGACGACGCTAACCTGATCGACCGAGCTTACAGAGATCGAGAAATGCGTAACATCAGCCGCGCAGTTCTGCGCATGTTCTACTGCGAGAAGCGCCACCCCAGGGACATCGAACGCGAGCTCTCGCTAGGGGAAAAGACGCTCAACATGCATAGGGAACGAGCCGTCAATCAGATCTTCCGAATTGTTGAATCTTTGGAGAAGGAGGCGTAAAATGACCAAATAAGGTCGTATGACAGCTGCAGTTGGCAGTCCGGTTTTCCGTGGGCTCCCGTATGGGAGCTTCGGCGTGCCCGAAAGAAACGAACCCGCAAGCGTATGCAAGCGTTTCAGAGCTGACGCTAGCTTGAGTTAAGATGTAATTGAGCCCGTGGTGAAGAACTGCGGGCTTTTTTTCGTTTACAACACCGCGCACGCCTCTCAACGATGCGCAACCCGCGCGGTTTCCATTCGCTACCTTAGGTCAGTTTGCTCTAAGGCTTGGGTGGGGAGAAATCCTCGCCCTCTCTAATTCCTTGGGTTACCTATGAAGAAAGCTATTGTGGCGGCCATTGCGGTCGCCTTTTTCGTTTCTACAGCAGCTGAAGCACGAGGTGGTCGTGGGTTCAGCGGCGGTCGATCTTTCTCCCGTCCTGCTCCCACGAAGAGCTATGCACCGAAGCGCACGACCGTTGTGAAGAGGAACGCGACCGTCATCAACCAGACGGTGAATCAGGTGCCGGCATCTTCCAACAGTGGCTTCTGGTCTACTGTTGCTGGATTGTTCGCGGGATCGATGGCAGGCAATGCTGTCTACGATGCTGTGACCGATGACAAGAGCTAGGAGCCGGTGCAGGCTCAACCTCAGCCCGCTCAATAAAATTCCCAATAAAACGAAAGCCGTAGGAGCTACCAACTCTTGCGGCTTTCTCGTTCTACAACCTGAAGTAGAGGTCGTATGACTAGAAAGATTGTACACAAGCCCGGCCAGATCGTTGGATTGTTTGAGATCGTTGCATCAGCGGGATCAACGCCGCGTGGCGGGAAGCTCAGGTGCACCAACTGCGGCGCAGAGATCGTTCGACGTGGCACGTCCATTCGTACAGCTCTGAAGAACGGCGGACGATGGATCAACTGTGAATGCGGTGGGGCGGCGAGGCAGGATATATCCCGCTCCTTTGCTGAAGCAGCCCAGAAGGATGTGATGGCTCAACAGCGTGAAGCTGAACGCCAGGCAAGACTCAGGAAGGATAACCGCCTTCTGTACTTCATCTGGGGAACTATGAAGGAGCGCTGCTACAACGCATCAAACAAGAAGTTCAAGTACTACGGTGCACGTGGCATCTTCGTTTGCGATGAATGGCGCGATGACTTCGAGGTCTTCTGCACCTGGTCTCTCAAGCATGGTTATTGTCGAGGGCTCACCATTGATCGTATTGACAACGACCGCGAGTACAGCCCAGACAACTGCAGGTGGACGACTTACGCAGTGCAGAACAGCAATCAACGGCGAGGAAAGCGCGGGCCATACAAGCCGCGCAAGCATGCACGGGTCCTTCCGGGGGATTGAGACCCTTGCGGGCGGTTCCGACCCCGAAAACGGTCTAGATGCAATTTTCAAAAGGGTGTTTATGAACATTTCACTTTACGCTTTCCGTGAACGGTTTACGCTTGCCGGCGCTCGCCGGTATTGAAGCGAAAGCGCGAACGCGTGAAGATGGAATTACCAAACAAAATGAGGTGTTGGCATGGCGAACGATGGCGTCAGCATGCGAGAGTTTGCGCGCCAGGTCGGACGTAGTGCCGCATACGTAAGCGGGAAGTGCAAGACTGGCGAGCTGCCTCTTGTCGATGGAAAGATTCCGTTAGAAGAAGGCCTGAAAGCCTTCAAGGCTCTGGTCAAGTCTGAAGAACGAAAAAAGGCGAGCCGTCGCACGTCCAGAAAGACTGCGGACGTGTTCACGAGCGATGACGAAGACGACAAGCAAATATCGTCTGCGCTGAACGTTAACGAGGCGTTCAACAAGGCCCGGCTCGCAAAAGAGGTCGCGACCGCAAAGATCAAGGACCTCGAATACAAAAAGCTCAAGGGCGAATATGTCTCGGTTGCTGAGGTTGAGGCGGACGCGAGAGAGGCAGCAGCGATGCTCCGAAACTTCGCGATTTCCGCCCCGACTCGTTACTCGGCCCTGCTTGAGAATCGGACGCAGCGCGAAGCCGAGGAAGTCCTTGAGGACATTTTCCGCGACCTTCTGAAAACGATCAACGGCTCGCGGTTTGCAAAGGAGTGATGGAATGGGTATCTGGTCGAAAGCGTGGGCTACGGCCTGCCGTCCCATTTCTCGTTTGACCGGGAGCCAGTGGGCCGACAAGTTCCGCGTCGTCGCTTCTGGTACGTCTCCTGAAGCAGGTATGTGGCGCACAAGTCGAACTCCCTACCTGCAGGAGCCTATGGACTCTGCGACGGACAGGCGCACGGAAATCGTCGTCATGTGTTGCTCGTCACAGCTCGGCAAGTCGGAGATGCTCCTGAACATCATGGGCTACTACGCCGACCAGGAGCCTGCTCCTCAGCTGATGCTTCAGCCGACAGTTGAAATGGCCGAGGCGTTCTCGAAGGAGCGCATCGAGCCGATGTTCCAGAACTCTCCAGGCTTGCAAGGCAAGCTCGAAGAAGGGAAGGACGGTCGCGGCTCTGCGAAAAAGTCAAGTACGACTATTCGCATGAAGCATTTCCCGGGCGGGTATCTGGCTCTGGTCGGTGCGAACTCACCGGCTGGTCTTGCCTCTCGTCCGATCCGAGTTCTGCTTTGTGACGAAGTGGACCGTTACGGCGTGACGAAGGAAGGTGACCCTCTGAAGCTCGCGATTCAGCGAACTCAGAACTTCGGAAACAGAAAGATCATTCTTGTCAGCACGCCGACCATCAAGGGCGCATCGAAGATTGACGACTGGTACGAACGAAGTGATCAACGTCGCTTCTTTGTCAAGTGTCCTCATTGTGGTGAGGAACACATTCTCCAATGGGCGAACGTGACGTGGCAGAAGGATGACGAAGGGAACGCGCTGCCGATGACGGCAAGCATGCATTGTCCAGAGTGCGGCTGCATGACGAGAGGTGCCTACAAGCCTGATCCAAAGTTGCTACAGAGCGGGCGGTGGATTGCAACGAACCCCGGCAGCAAGATCAAGGGCTATCACGTCAACGCGCTTTACTCGCCGTGGGTGAACCTCAGCGATCTCGTCGAAGAGTTCGTGTCGGTCAATCACAATCGGGACAAGCACGGGCTCATGGAGTTCGTGAACCTGAAGCTCGGTGAGGCGTGGGAGGAAATCAATCCTGATGCTGACAACTGGGAACAGCTGTTCAATCGGCGCGAAAGCTATCCGGCAAACGGTGTTCTACCGGATGGCGTCTTGCTATTGACAGCCGGCATCGACGTTCAGCACGACCGACTGGAATGCTCGGTCTACGGATGGGGCGTCGGTCGAGAGTGTTGGGGAATTGAGCACCGCATTCTCTATGGCCGCCCGGATGATCCGCGAACATGGCAGCAGCTCGATGCTGTCCTACAGCGTCAGCATTCGATGCCGAACGGCGTCAACGTGGCGGTTGCTTGTGCCTGCGTTGACTCTGGTGACGGTACCTACACGACGAACGTCTACCAGTACACGAAAGCCCGCGAACGGATGCGCGTCTTCTCTGTGAAGGGGCGAGGCGGTATCGGTGTCCCGTTCATCAACACGCCGACGAAGAGCAACGCGATGAAGGCAACGCTCTTTACGCTCGGTGTTGACAGCGGGAAGTCGCTCGTCATGAACAGGCTTTTCGTGCAGGAACCCGGTCCGAACTTCGCGCACTATGCGGCGCAGGAGGATCGGGGCTTCTCTGAAAACTTCTTCAAGCAGTTGACCGCTGAGGTGCTTGAAAAACACTTTGAGAAAGGTGTCTCGAAGATGGCGTGGAAGAAAATCCGCGAACGAAACGAGGCGCTTGACTGCGCTGTCTATGCGACGGCTGCGTTGGAGCTTCTCTCTCCGAACTTTGAATATCTGGCTGAGTTTTATGCACTCAAACAGCAAACCGCACCGCGCAGACCGCGTGGAACCCTGTCAAAGGGGATCACCTTGTAAGGAGTTGATGCTTCGTGGCACAACAGAAAACGCAGATCGAATACATCAACGTTGACGATCTGAAAGCGTACGAGCGAAACGCCCGCACGCACAGCGACGAGCAAATCAAGCAAGTCGCGGAATCGATCAAAGAATTCGGCTTTACAAACCCTGTTCTCATCGATGAAAACAACGAGCTCATTGCAGGCCACGGTCGAACATTGGCCGCGAAGTCGATCGGCATGAAGGAAGTGCCGGCGATCCGCCTGAAGGGGCTCACCGACGCGCAGAAGAAAGCACTGCGCATTGCCGACAACCAACTCGCCTTGAATTCGGGATGGGATGAAGAGCTTCTTCGCATCGAGCTCGGTGAACTTCAGGACGTTGATTTCAATCTTGATGTCATGGGCTTTTCTGAGGAAGAGCTCGATGCACTTCTTCTGGCGGAAATCCCGGCCCAAATCGAAAACGATGAGACGGTCGACGACGAGAGTCCTCAGAGTCAACTTGTCTTCAAGGTTACCTGCGAGACGCGAGATGAACTCGAAAGACTCAAGGAATTGACTGGAGCTGATGACAACAGTTGTCAAGCTTCCGTCCTCTTGGAGTACATCAAACAATAAGGAGGCATTGACATGTCTAGGATCACCATAGACGAGGCCCGCGCGAATCTGAAGATGTGGCTCGATGCCGAACGCGCGGTTGCCTCTGGCCAGTCGTACAAGATCGGAACCCGCAGTCTGACGAGGGCCTCGCTCTCAGACATTGCGGCTCGCATCAAGTACTGGCGAAACGAAATCGACAAGCTCGAAAACGGCCGCAAGGGGGCGCGTGTGATGCGTGCCGTCCCTCGCGACCTGTAAGGAGGCTTGCAAATGAATCTGCTTGACAAAGCAATCAGGGCGATCAGTCCTGAGCGCGCGTTGAAGCGTTATGAAGCCCGCCGGAAGCTCGACATTCTCAACAGCGGATATTCGCGGCACGGTGGCTCATACGCCAAGAAGTCCCTTATGGGATGGCTATCCGGCGGGGGCGACGCTGACGCCGATATTGTTGATCAGTTGTACACGCTTCGCAATCGCTCGCGCGACCTCTACATGGGTTCGCCTCTTGCAACTGGCGCACTCAAGACCGTTCGAACGAATGTGGTCGGCTCCGGGCTTGCTTTAAACGCCCAGGTCGACGCGAAGTTCCTCGGTCTCACAGAGGAGCAAGCGAAGGAATGGGAAGAGAACACCGAACGCGAATGGCGTCTGTGGTCTGAAAGCGTGAACTGCGACGCCGAGCGCCGGCAGACATTCTTTCAGCTTCAGTCTTTGGTGCTCCTTTCTGCGTTGATGAGTGGCGACGTCTTTGTGACGATGCCGATCATCCCGCGCAAGGGCTGCGCCTACGACCTGCGAATTGGCCTCATCGAAGCCGACCGGGTGTGCGATCCGCTCAATGCTTCTACGACTGCAAACATTCTTGGCGGCATCGAGGTCGGAACGTACGGCGAGACCGTCGCTTACTGGGTGGCGAAACACCATCCGGGCGCGATCCCTCGCATCGGACAAGACCTGCAGCAGGAATGGAAGCGCGTGCTGGCCTTCGGAACAACGACCGGGCGACGAAACGTCCTGCACATCATGGCGGACGTTGAACGTCCGGCACAGCGCCGAGGGGTGCCGATGCTTGCTCCGGTCATCGAGGCCTTGAAGCAACTTTCACGGTATTCAGAAGCCGAGCTGATGGCGGCGGTCGTGAGCGGCATGTTCACGGTCTTCGTTAAGAGCAACACTCCTGATTCTCCACTCGCGACGGCCTTCAATCCGGCGATGCAAGTCGACAAAGATCCTAACGCCTATGAGATGGGGAACGGGTCGATCGTCGCCCTTGATGAGGGTGAAGAGGTTCAGATTGCGGACCCGAGTCGACCGAACCCCAACTTTGATCCTTTCGTGATTGCTATCTGTCGCCAGATCGGTGCGGCGCTTGAGATTCCTTACGAACTTCTCGTGAAGAACTTCACGGCGTCCTACAGCGCGTCGAGGGCTTCGCTTTTGGAGGCTTGGAAGATGTTCCGCATGCGCCGCGAATGGCTTGTGGGGAACTTCTGTCAGCCGATTTATGAGGAATGGTTGACCGAAGCAGTTCTGAAAGGTCGTGTGCAAGCGCCCGGCTTTTTTGATGACCCGGCGATCCGTGCTGCTTGGTGCGGTGCGGACTGGTACGGCGACGCGCAGGGGCAGCTCGATCCTCTCAAGGAAGCAAACGCGGCGAAGGTCCGTGTCGATGAAGGCTTCAGCACTCGCGAACGTGAGGCGGCTGAGCTAACCGGCATGAAATACGACCAAGTCCACGCGGTGCGAAAGTGCGAGGAGGCAATGCGCAGGGAAGACGGTCTGAGTGCGACAGCTCCGGCTCAACCAATGACGGAACCGGGGAAGGAGGAAACCGATGAATAAGTTTTGGAACGTAAAGACCGACGACGGGGCAAAGAAGGCTCGGATCGATCTTTTCGGGTATGTCGGCGGGTCCAAGGAGTGGAATGACGGATTCAACGAGAAGGATTTTCTTGACGAATTCCGCGCGATTCCGTCCGATGCCGAGCTTGAGATTTCAGTCAATAGCTTCGGTGGATCTGTTTACACGGGGCTTTCGATCTATTCGTTACTGAAGGCACATAAAGGCTCGATCACCATCCGCGTCGATGGGGCGGCCATGAGTGCGGCAACGATCATCACGAGCGTGCCAGGTGCGAAGGTCATCATGCCGAAGGGCTCAATGATGATGATCCACAAGGTCAGCTCTGGCGTCTGGGGGAACACGGACGACATGAGGAAGGCGGCCGATGACATGGAAAAGCTTGAGGAAAACCTCATCAGTATATATGTCGAAAAGACCGGCCGCGCGGTTGATGAGATCAAGGAAAAGGTCAACGCCGAGTCCTATTTCACAGCAGAAGAGGCTGTGGAGTTTGGTCTGGCTGACGAGATTGATGAAACGACGGAAGTCAAGAATATGACTTCTGGCGGCTTCGTCATGTTAAACGGCCTGAAGGCAGATTCGCGTTTCTTCGCGAATGCGCCGAAGGGCTTCATTCACGCGGAACAGCCCAAGGCATCCGCAGTTCAAAAGGAGGTTCACAAGATGAATCTGGAAACGTTGAAAGCGGAACATCCTGAGCTTGTTCAGGCGATCCGCAACGAAGCAATTGCCGAAGGCGCTGCCCAGGAACGCGCTCGCATTCAGGCAATTGAAGACATCGCTGTCGTCGGTCATGAAAACCTTGTAAACGCTGCAAAGTTCGACGGCAAGACGACCGCCGAGGCGCTTGCAGTTCAGATCCTGAAGGCCGACAAGGCTCGCGGCGCACAGATGCTCAAGGATCGCAAGAGCGACGCGAAGGCTCTTGAGGGTATCGAATCGGAAGGCAATGAAGGCCTTGATCCGAAGGCAGAAGCGAAGGCAAAGCTGGACGCCGAAATGAAGGCGGCCATTGAAGCAGGTGCGCGCGCCTTCGCTCGCAAGTAAAGGAGGAAGAAGAAATGGCAATGCAAGAAACTCATACGACGACTGTCGACAATCTTTTCGCTGCGTCGCAGATCATGCCGGTTGTTGCTGACAGCATGATGGTCAAGACTAGCCAGGGCGTGCTCAAGCGCGGCGCTCTGCTTGATAAGGACGGCACGCTCTGCAAGGTTGACTCTGGGAAGACGACGATTTCTGCAGTGTATGCAGTCCTTGCCGAGGACGTGGATACGGCTTCCGGCGACAAGGTCGCTGCCGTGTATCTCACCGGCGAATTCAACGAAGATGCTCTTTCTTTTAACGCTGAGAACAGCGCTGCCGTTGCGGACTTCAAGCCGTCTGCTCGTCAGGTCAGCATCTTCTTCAAGCCGAGCATCTAAATCTCAGGAGGGACTACAACAATGGCAATTGATATGTTTACTACTCGCACGATGCTCGCGATGGTCGAAGAAGGCCAAAAGAGCAATTCCACCTGGTTGCGCGATCGCTACTTTACGAATCGCCCGACCTTCCACACCCAGAAGATCGACTTCGACATCATCGGTCGCGGCGGTCGCAAGATTGCGCCCTTCGTCAACCCGAAGGTTGGCGGTGTCGTGCTGACGCGCGAAGGTTTCCGCACGGAAAGTTACGAAGCGCCGGAAGTTTCTCCGATGCGCGTGACGACGGCAGAAGATATGCTGAAGCGCCTGCCTGGCGAAACGATCTACTCCGCAAAGAGCCCGACGCAGCGTGCTGCCGAAATCCTCGGCAAGGACTTGTCCGACCTCGACGACATCATCACGCGTCGTGAAGAGGTCATGTGCGCCGAGGCTCTTTTCCAGGGCAAGGTGACGGTCAAGGGCGAAGGCTACGATGAAGTCCTGAACTACTGGGCTCACCTGGAGACGAAGGAGCAGCCGAAGACTACTTTGGGCACGAAGTGGGACGCTGCTGACGCCGCCCAGATCATGGGCGATCTTCGTACGCTTCGTCGCACGATGATTCAGTCCGGCGGCTTTACTCCGCACGAGCTGATCTGCGGCTCGAAGGTGCTTGATACGATCCTCGATAAGCTCACGACTGCCAATCAGCTCGATATGCGTCGCGTCGACATGGGCGCGATTGATCCGCAGCACTTGCCGAATGGCGTGACGTACTGGGGCTATCTCAAGGACTCCGGTCTTGACATCTACTCTTATGACGAGTGGTACACGGATGACGCCGGCAAGGAACAGCCGATGGTTCCCGAAAAACTCTGCATGCTCGCAAGCCCGAACGCGAAGACGATGCTTGCTTACGGCCTGGTTTCCTTGACCGGTGATGATGCGGTCAAGTTCTACGAAGGCGCTCGTGTCCCTGATTCTTGGGTTCAGCGCGCCAACCCGTCTGGTCGTATTGTGCAGATCAAGAGCCGTCCGCTGCCGATCATTCAGCAGATTCACGGCTTCCATGTCATCGAAGCTCTTTCTTAAGAGCGACAAAAACCGAATCAGGGCAGGCAATACGACCTGCCCTTTTTCGTAGGAGGGACAGAAATGAAAGTTGTTCTTTTAGAAAACCTCCTCATTTCCGGCAAACGCTACACGGCGGGTGAGGAGAGCGAGGTTGACGAGACGGTCGGACTTCAGCTTCTCAAGGACAATCTGGCGCTCGTCGGTGTGAATGAGGTCGAGAACGATCCTGTCGAAGAAGCTCCACTGCCGACGCCGGAAGCTGCTTTTGCTCCGATTCCCGAGGCGCAGGATGAGCCAGAGCCTGAAGTCAAGCAACCTGTCAAGCGTCGCGTGACGAAGAAGGTGGAGGGATGAGCGCCTTCAAGGATGCTGTTGCGGCGGATGTGGGACGCGTCTTCCTAAACCTTGACGAGTTTGCCGAGGAGCACGAAATCGGTCATGAGGTCGTGCCTTGCATTCTCGACAAGATCATCACGCAGGCGAACGGCGACGATTCATACCTTGGCGTTTTTGTCAACCAGTTGACGATCTATGTCGAAGTCGGCGTGATTGAAACACCGGTTGAAGGCGAGCTTCTCAACGTCGACGGCGCGCTTCATCTTGTCAAGTCCGTCAGCAATGAGGGCGGCGTACTTGTCATCGTGACGGAGGGGAATGAGCAATGAGTAAACCGCTAGAGGTAATCGTTTCCGACGGGCAGGGGCGGAACAAGAACGCTCTTGAGAAGGCGGCCAAGTTGCTCTCGGAAGTTCCGAACGGATACGAGGCAGCCGTCAGTCGTTCGATGAATCGTGCGGCCACTGCCGGACGCTCTGCTGCGGTCTCAACGATCCGGCAGGAGTACACGATCAAGGCTTCAACGGTTCGCCGTAACTTCACCATCCATAAGGCGACGCGCTCAGACCTTGAAGCGCTGGTCACGAGTAAGGGGCCTCGCATCCCGTTGGTGAATTACAAGACTCGTCCGAAAACTGACACGACCGGCAATGCACGAAAGCCGGTGCGCGTCGCCGTCAAGGCACGGGGAGGCTTGAAGCCTTTGGGTAAGTCGTTCGTCTACCGGGGAAAGATTCTTCAGCGTTTGGATACGAGTTCGCTTCCTGTGCAGGAGGTCTACGGTCCAGCCATTCCGGTGCTGTCTGGGAATAACGAGGTCGTAGACAACGTCGAAAAGACGATGCAGGAGACCTTCCTCAAGCGTCTGGATCACGAAACCGGCTATCTCCTCGGCGGTGGGAAAACCAACAAATACACCAAACACAAGGGGTGATTCGTATGGTCGAAAACGAGCTGACCCGCACACTTCGCGGGCTGTGTGCCGAAGCCGTGAAGAACTTCGCCTTGCCGACGAAGTCAGAACGCGGACAAGAGAAAGAGGAGCTTCGTGCTCCTCAAATCATAAATGGCTACCTACCGCCGAAGCGGTCAGGGCAGAAGGACGATTTTCCGTTCGTTCTCGTGCGGGCCGATGAGGGTACGACCGACCAGGACTCCACAGAAGTGCAGGTGTCGATCATAGTCGGGACCTACTCCGAAGAGTACGACGGGCACGAATACTGTCTGAACGTTATGTCCCGCATTCGCACTGCGCTGTGCTCCTTGCCGGGGATGACCTTGGCTAATCGGTATCGGCTGAAGCATCCGATCAAGTGGAGCACCTATGCGGAGCAGCCCTATCCGTACTGGCAGCTCGACATGCAGACGACGTGGGACATCCGCACGCCGCAGCCAATCAATCAAGAGGAGGACTTCTGATGACTACGAAGAAACCCACAACTAAAAAGGCGCAAGCCACCGAGGGGAAGGCCGTTGTTTATATCGGCCCGACTCTTGGCGGCGGTGCACTGATGCGCAATGCGGTTTTCCGTGCAGGGGAGTTTCCTCCGCACATCGTATCGATGCGCGAAAAGAGTGAGGCCCTGCGCGGTCTCTTTGTCCCGGTGTCTGAACTGGCGACAGCGCGAAAGCGCATCGGCGTGAAGGGCGACATCCTGCACGCCTATGTGCGTCAACTCAAAAATGAACTCTAAGGAGGTCATCAAATGGCATACAACCACGGGGTAAAAATCTCCGAAGTGCCGACTTCTATCCTGCCGCCTGTGCAGGTTGAGGCGGCTATTCCTTTCATTGTCGGGACTGCTCCGGTCAATATGACCGATCCGACCAACGTCAATAAGCCCGTTCTCTGCTACTCGTATGACGAGGCTGTCGCTGCTTTTGGCTACGTGCCGCCGGTCGAGGACAGCGCGAGCGGTCTGAAAAAGTACGACTTCACACTGAGTGAGGCGATTTATTCGCAGTTCGCTCTCTTTGGCGTCGCACCGATCATCGTTGTTAATGTGCTTGATCCTACGAAGCACAAGAAGACGGCGACGGCAAAGACGGTGACGCTTGACTCGAAGACCGGCTCTGCAACGATTGCAGAGACCGGCATCATCCTGTCGACTCTCAAGCTTTCTCAGGACGTTACGACCTACAAGGAAGGCACGGATTTCGTCGCAACATTCAATGATGCGGGGCATCTGGTCATCACTTCGAAGAAGGACGAGGACAACTTCAAGGTGCCGGTTGGCGCGTCGCTGACTTTGGCGGCCGAGAAGCTCGATCCGTCTGCTGTGACGAAGTCTGAAATCATCGGCGGCGTTTCCGTTGACGGTGCAAAGAGCGGCCTTGAGCTTGTTGGCGAGTGCTTCCCGCGCTTCCGTCTCGTACCGGGGCAGATTGTCGCTCCAAAGTATTCGAGCGATCCTGAAGTCGCGGCTGTGATGGCGGCCAAGGCCGTCAACATCAACGAACACTTCAGGGCTATTGCTCTGATTGATGTTCCGACAGATACCGTCGATTCCTACTCGAAGGTCGCTGAATGGAAGAACAACAATAACGTCGTCGATGAGGCGCAAGTCGCATGTTGGCCGATGCTTGCCCTTTCTGGCACGGCGTACCACATGAGTACTCAGCTCATGGGCCTTATCGGCAAGGTGGACGGTGAAAACGACAGCACGCCGTATGTCAGCCCGTCCAATAAGAACTTCCAGATGACTTCCACGGTCCTTTCGAACGGCAAGGAGGTTTGGCTGGGGCCTGAAAACGGCGCTTACCTGAACGGCCAGGGCGTCGTGACAGCTCTCAACTTCATCGGCGGTTGGGTGTGCTGGGGCAATCGAATGGCCTGCTACCCGGGCAACACGGACGTGAAGGATTCCTTCATTCCGGTTCGACGAATGTTCAACTGGGTCGGCAACACGCTTGTTCAGACCTTCTGGCAGCGCGTGGATGCGCCTTTGAACCGCCGTCAGGTCGACACGATTGTTGACAGTGCAAACATTTGGCTCAACGGCCTCGCTGCTCGCCAGTACATCCTCGGCGGTCGCGTGGAGTTCCTTGAGAGCGAAAACCCGACGACGGACCTGATGGACGGCATCGCACGCTTCCATGTGTACGTGACGCCGCCGTCTCCGAATCGCGAGATCGATTTCATCCTTGAATACGACGCTAGCTATCTCTCGACGCTGTTTGAATAAGGAGGCTTGAATTATGGCAACTGGAAACAAGGTGCCCGAGCGCCTGATTAACTTCCGCGTTTACAACGACGGAAACGACTTGCTCGGCGTCGCGAATGTGGACTTGCCGTCCATCGAAGCGATGAGTGACACGGTCAGCGGAGCTGGCATTGCCGGTGACGTTGAAAGCCCGATTCTTGGTCATTTCGGCTCGATGACTGCGACCTTCACTTGGCGCACCATCACGCCGGAGCTTGCAAAGCTCGCGAACCAAAAGGCGCATGCGCTTGACTTGCGAGGATCGCAGCAGGTATACGACGCGGCGCTCGGCGAATATTCGTCCGTTCCTGTGCGTGTTTCTCTGCGTGCGACGCCGAAGAGCATTTCCCTCGGATCGTTTGAGGTCGGTTCCACGACGGACAGCGAAACCGAGTTTGAGGTGATTTACATGAAGGTCCTTGTGAATGGCAAGGAACTCATCGAAATCGACAAGTACAACTTCATCGCCAAGTTCGACGGCGAAGACAAGCTCGCAAGTGTTCGAAAGGACCTGGGCTTGGCGTAAAGCACAACGCCGGGGGCGGCATGAGCCGTGCCCCGGCAATCCCAACATAAAGGAGTGAATCTCATGAAGTACATCCTCTCGAAGGAATACGAGTTCGAAGGCCAGAAGTACACTGAAATCGAGATCGATCTCGACGTGCTCACCGGCAAGGACGTGTCTGCCGCAAAGCGCGAGTGGACCCGCGCAGGGAACTTCTCGCCGCTGATGGCGTCCGACACGGACTTCTGCGTCTACCTTTCCGCGAAGGCTGCAAAGCAGCCGATTGAATTCATGGAAGGCTTGCCGGCGAAGGACTACTGCGCGATCGGGCAGGAGGTCGCGAATTTTTTGCTGGGGTGATCGGCTTTGCAGAACGGTCTGATCCTGACGACGAGGTCAAGTCTGCGGCGGTATCCATTGCGCGCGTCATTAAAGGCGGTGCGCTTGAGTGGATGCAAGAGCCGTTGATTGAGCTCGCATCATGGAACAGGACGATCACAAAGCAGCTCGAAGCGGAAGCTCGGGCGGCGAAGAAAAAATAAGGCGGGAAACCGCCTTTTTTCGTAAGGAGGTGACCTCATGTCGAAGGTTTACGACATTGCCTTCAAGATCGCGGGGAAGCTTTCCGGAGACTTCGCGAACACCTTCAAGAAAGGGCAGGAGACCGTCGCCCGCATGGGTGATTCACTCGCTACGCTGAATGCGAAAGCTGCAAAGATGGACGGCCTGGTAAAGGCACGCAAGGCTGTAGGCGAAAGTTCGCGAGAGTACATCCGTGCGAAAGAAAAGGTCGCAGCACTTGGAAGAGCAATGAGCGCGACCAAGGAGCCGTCCGCCCAGATGGTCTCCGAGTTCAATAAGGCGAAAGCCGCCCTTGAAAAGTCGAAGGCTGCTCTTGAGCGGAATCGATCTTCTTTGCGCGAACTCGACGGGCAGATGGGAACGACCGGCACGCACCTGAGGACGCTTATCGAGCGACAGAATGCGCTCGCACAATCAGCTGACAGGGCTAGAGCGGCACAACAGAGGCTTGCGAAGATCAACGAGCGCCTAGGAAAGGCCAGTGATGCTCAAGGGAAGATGAGCGAAATGAGATCTTCCAGCGCGGGCACTCTTATGGGCGTTGGTGCTACGGTTGCCGCAACCGCAGGTGCGCCGGTCAAGCAGGCCATGAGTTTTGAAGATCAGCAGGCCGAGCTCCGAAAGTTCTCGGACGACTACAAGCAAGTCTTTGACGGCATTCAGAAACTCTCACTCCAGTATGCGAAGAGCACTGAGGACATGACGGCAATGGCGGCGAACGCCTTCCAGTCCGGCATCGCAAAGACGGCTGACGAAGCCCTGAAGCTCGTTGAAATTCAGAACCAGATGGCAATCGCTTTCGACATGACGGGCGATGAGGTTGGTGCTGCCTATGCGGACATCCAGTCGAAGATGGGCATCAACATCGAGCAGAGTAAGGCGATGTTTGACATCGTCAACCAGATCGGCAACACCACATCGGCATCCGCCAAGGATGTTGTCGAGGTGCTTGCTCGATCTGGTGGTGCTCTTAAGGGCTTGACTGCGATGAATGAGAAGCAGATTGCTGCTCTGGCAGGGTCCTTCCGATCCGCGTCCGTTTCGTCTGAAGTAGCTTCGACGTCGATGATGTCCTTCATTAACGCGTTGTCGTCTGGTGAAGGTGCAACAAAGGGGCAGAAGAAGGCGATGGAAGAGCTCGGCATTGATGCGGGCAAAATGGCCCACATGATGACATCGAACTCTGAGAACGCTCAGAAGGCCATTCAGGACGTTTTCAAGCGCATCAACGGCCTGCGAGAAGATCAGAAGTCGTCGATCATCGGCGCGCTCTTCGGGAACGAAGCGGGCGTCAAGTCTGCGGTTGCAACGCTTGCCAAGCAGGGCGACCTGCTTGCGGGCAACTTTGCGATGATTTCCGACCCGGCTCAGTATGCCGGGTCCATGCTGAAAGAGTTCCAGTCCAGGGCTGACACGACTTCGAACTCACTGCAGATTGCAGGTAACGCGGTCAAGTTAGTCGCCGGCGGAATCGGGACCGCTCTTCTTCCAGCTGTCCGAAAGTCGGCAGAAGCCTTCGTGAAAAGTAGCGAGGGCGTCATCAAGTGGGTGAGTGAGAATCAGTCGTTGATTCTGACGGCCATGAAGGTCGGCGGAGCGATTCTCGGTTCTGTGGCTGCCTTTCATGCGTTACGGCTTAGCTTCGCGCTTTTGGCGAGCCCGGTCATCTCCATGTACAAGGGCTTCCTGAACATTCAGAAGGCCATTTTGTGGATGCGTAACAGCACGGTGCTTGCGACGATCGCGTCGAAGGCTCAGGCCGTTGCGCTCGGTGCGTGGAAGCTCGTCGTTATGGCTGCAACGACTGCGGCGAAGCTGATGCGTGGGGCGATGCTGCTACTCAATGGCGCAATGCGTGCGAATCCTGTCGGCTTCGTCATTACGGCTTTTACGTTGCTAGTAGGAGCCGGTCTCGCGGTCTACAAAAACTGGGACACGATCAAGGCGAAGGCTGTCGAGCTGTGGAGTTCGTTCTCCTCGAACTTCCCGAACATTGCTTCGGTCGTGAAGGCAAATTTCGCGATTGTCGCTGACGTTGCGAAGAATGTCTGGGGTGTCTTCTCGAATCTCATCGGGTTCGTGAAAAACGTCTTCACTGGTCAATGGTCGGCGGCCTGGGAAAACGTCAAGGGCATCTTCTCGAACGCGTTTCAGGCGCTTGTTGGTATTGCGAAGGCTCCAATCAACAACGTCATTAATCTGGTGAATGGCGCAATCGGCGCGATCAACGGCATTTCGGTTGATATTCCGGAGTGGGTTCCGAAATTCGGCGGTCAGACATTTGGTGTCAACCTACCGAAGATTCCGCAGCTTGCTACGGGCGGCATCGCAACGCGCTCAACGCTTGCCAATATCGGCGAGGGTGGGGAGCCTGAGGCGGTTATTCCGCTGTCGAAGCTCTCGAACATGCTCGGTGCCGGGGTCGGCATGGGAGGCGGCATCACCGTCAATTTCGCTCCTGTCATCAACGTTTCGGGCGGCTCTGGTGATGCCTACGAAGGCGTGAAGCGCGGCCTTGATGAAGGTCGCCGACAGCTTGAAAAGGACCTGCGCCGTCTTATGGCGGATCAGCAGCGTCTATCTTTTGCATAAGGAGGCGGTGACGTGAAGACATACACGACTGTCGCGCAGGACACCTGGGACATCATCGCCAAACGAGTCTATGGCTCCGAAGCTTTGATGGACCAGTTGATCCGCGCGAATTTACAGCACCGGAAGACGGTGTTCTTTAGTGCTGGCGTTGTGCTCAATGTGCCGGACATTGACACGGAATCGGCTGAGTTTGCCGAGAATCTGCCGCCTTGGAAGCGTCCGGAGGGAACGCGATGAGTGGCCCCATCCAGACCAATTTGAGGCTCCTCTTCACCGAAGCCGGCAAGTCGGTGTCGGAGGACATTCTGCCGGATCTGCTCTCTTTCACGTACGACGACAAAGAGACAAATGAGGCTGACGAAATCAGCATCACTTTGAAGGACCCGACGGGAAAGTGGGCGAGCAAGTGGAAGCCGGACGGCGGTGAAGTCGTCCGAGCTTACATCGGATCCGGGACGGTTGATGGGAAGAAAGAGCGCGAGCTTTTCTGCGGAAAGTTCTTCGTCGATTCGCTCCGCACCAGTGGCTCGCCTCGTGTTTTCGAGATGCGGGCCGTGTCGGTCCCGATGAATACACCGATCCGTCGAAAGATGGTGACAAAGGCATGGGAAAAGAAAACGCTAAAGGGCATCGCTCAGGAGATAGCGGCGGCCGCGAAAGTCAAGCTCCTCTTTGATTCGAAGGAGAACCCGAGCTACGACCGACAGGATCAGAAGGCAGAAAGCAACTTGAAGTTTCTCTCGCGCCTATGTGAAGACGCCGGGCTTTCGATCAAGGTGACGGACTCGCAGATTGTGATCTTCGACCAGGCTTTCTACGAGAAGAAGAAGCCGGTCAAAACACTCACGCTGGGCGTTTCGGACATTCTTTCGTGGGACTTTGAGTCGCAGCAGTCTGAGACGTACAAGAGTTGCACGATCTCATACCGCAACCCTAAGGAAAAGAAGAAGTCCTCCGCAGGCGGCTACACGTCGAACGAGTACGACATCGATGCCGTTCCAGAGAAGAAAAATCCCGCCGTCATGACGTACACCTACGTCGACCCGAACGCCGATGACAACGGTCAGGAGTACCAGGTCAAGAAGCGTGCGACTTCAATTTCCGAAGCTAAGCGGATCGCCAAAGCGACGCTGCGCAAGCTCAATCTGCGAAAGATGACCGGTAGCCTTTCTCTTGTCGGCGACATGTCCCTTGTGGCGGGTGTCGTCATCAATCTGAAAGGCTTCGGGTCGTTCGATGGGGCGTTCATCATCGAGAGCGCTTCGCACAGCGTCAGCACGAGCGGCTACGTGACGAGCCTTTCGGTTCGACGCGTCAACAACAACTATTGAGGAGGTGCGGCATGGACGCACTTTGGAAAGTTCCTGATGTGCCGAGCCTCATCAAAATTGGTGAGGTATCGAGCATCGATCCTGCGAAATGTACTGCTCGCGTTGTTTTCGACGACGAGGATGGACTCGTGAGCTACGACCTACCCGTTCTTCAGCGCAACACGCTCAAGAATCACGACTTTGCGATGCCCGATGTGGGCGAAGACACAATCGTACTTTTCTTCGGTGAAGGGCAGGAAGACGGCGTCATCATCGGTTCGATTTACGCGGGCGAAGTAACGCCTCCGGAATCGACCGAGAACCGGCGCACGGTTGTCTTCGACGACGATACGCGCGTCTGCTACGACCGCCAGGAGCACAAGCTCACTGTGACGATTGAAGGTACGGAGATTGTGTTCAATCGACAGGACGGCTCCATTACGGTGCCGAATGCTTTGACGATCAATTGCACGGACTGCACCGTCAATGCAAGTTCGTCGACAACGGTAAACACAGAGACGGCCATCGTGAATGCTTCGTCTAGCACGACCATCAACTCGCCCGACACGCACGTGACGGGGACCTTGACGGTCGACAAGATGATCACCGGGAAGGGTGGCATGGCGATTTCTGGAGGTTCCGGTGCTACGGCTTCTGTCTCTGGGACGATCGAACTCAAGGGCTCGATGACGTCTAGCGGTGACATTACGGCAGGCGGCATCAGTCTCATGACACACGTTCACACTGAACAAGGTGACGGGGCCGACGTGAGCAAGCCGAAATAAGAAAGGAGGGCCTTCCTATGGGCTTGGGTTTCAGTGCGGTTGGCATTTTCGGCAAACTGCCTTTTCTCTGCAGTAGTGCAGTGACATTCACATTCAAGGACCTGTCCGTCTCGCGCAGCGCCAGATGGGCGACGCACGAGATCATCGGAAAGAAGCCGGTGCTTGAGTACATCGGCCCTGGGCTTACGGAGGTCAGCTTCAACATTCAGCTGAACTCAATGTTGGGGACGCCGCCTTTGACAGCGCTCATTCAGCTCAAAAAAATGCTCGAGAAGAAACAGGCGGAGCGACTGCTCATCGGGCCAGATTACCTTGGAAAGTTCGTCATTGAGTCGATTGGTGAGGAGCGCAAGTATCACAACAACATAGGCATCTGCGTCTCTGCTGAGGTCAGCATCACGTTAAAGGAGGCGGCATAAATGGCGCAATACACAGTAACGCTGTCCAGTCAAGTCGACTTCGCGCCGTCTGACGAGGTACGAGAGATTCTGCAGAACGTGCGGACGATCCTCAGTACGCGAAAAGGGTCTGTGCCATTGGACCGAGATTTCGGTCTGACGTGGGCACATATCGACAAGCCGATGCCGGTTGCAAAGATGCTGATGCGGTCTGAGGTGATCGACGCGATTGAAGAGTACGAGCCGAGGGCAACAGTCGTTTCTGTCGACTTTGACGAGGATACGGCGAGCGCGATGGACGGCATTTTGAAGCCGCGTGTCGTCGTTCAAATCGGAGAGGAGGAGTAAGGCATGGCAGAAACCATTCCACGCTGGCACTTACCGGCGGTTGAATTTTTGGAAACAGATGCCGAGACCATCAAGGCTGAGATCATTACTGGGTACGAGCAAGCGAGCGGACGCACACTCGCGGCGGGGGACCCGGTTCGCCTCTACCTGTTGAGCCTCGCTGCTGTCATCGAGAGCGTCAGAAATTTTGTGTCCATGGGATAATCGGAGCCCGCCAAACGGGTGCATCCAATGAACACGAACACCAAACGCAATTCTCGTAAGAAGTCCACCACCCCCCTCGATAGCCACATCGAGCAGTACGTTTCCGAGCTTCGAGCATCGGGCCGCCCCCTAGGAGCCGAAGCCTTCTCCGAGGCCGTACGTACCTTCTCCCAACGCTTTGTCGAAGCCATGCTGCAGGGAGAAATGGATG